CATCGCCCTCATCTTCGCCCGCCTCGAGAAGCTGCAGGCCGCAGGCGACGACCCGCGGGCGGTGCTCGAGCAATCGATCCTGAATTCCTGGTCCAACGTTTTCGCACTGAAAGGGGAGAGCCATGCTGGAAAAGATCAGCCCGCCAAGCATCAAGCCGGACGCGAACTCAGTCGAGCCTTCCTCGCCGAACACGGGTGAGATCGCGAAGGCCGTCGCGACCCTGTTCGAGGTCTTCGCCGCCCGCTTCGCGCACCGGTGGACCCGCACCTACGAGGACCCGCTCGCCCGGAAGGTCTGGGCCCGCGACCTCGCCAACGAGGGCCTCACGGCCGCAGAGATCAATCACGGGCTGCGCGTCGGCCGCGTGCAGGAATGGCCGCCGACAATCGGCGAGTTCATCGCTCAATGCCGATTATCTGCCGCCGACCTCGGCATGCCCGAGGCGCGGGAGGCCTACGTCGCCGCATGCAGTCAGCGCTACCCGCACCCGATCGTCTACCACGTGGCCGGCCTGGTCGGACGCTACGAGCTCCGCTGCCAGCCGGAGGCGAAGACCTGGCCGAAGTTCGAGAGCCTCTACAAGGCGGCCGTCGACGAGGCGCGCCGCGGCCGCGTCTTCACCATGCCGCCGGCACCGAAGGCCCTGCCACCACCACCACCACCAGATGCGGAACAGGTCGGCCACGCCCGCGCCATCTTCGAGGAAACCGTCCGCAAGATGCGCCAGGGGCGGCTATGAAAGAGGTCCTGTTGATCCGCGTGCCGGGGAAGCCCCAGGCGTGGGAACGCGCCGGCCTGCAGCGCCGCCGCGGCAAGCCCCCGATCCACTACACGCCCTCGGCCACCCGCGACTACAAGACCGCGATCGGCCTGGTGGCGCGCAGGGGCATGGCCGGCCGCGAGCCCTCGCTCTTCCCCATCTTCCTCGGCTGCGTCTTCTGCCTGCCGATCCCGAAATCCTGGAGCAAGCGGGAGAAGACCTCGGCCCTCCTCGAGGTGCGCCTGCCGACCGGCCGGCCAGACCTCGACAACTACGCGAAGGCCGTGAAGGACGCCCTGACCGGCATCGCGTACGCCGATGACAGCCAGGTGGTCATTTTGCAGCTGCGGAAAATCTATGCTGCAATCCCCTCGACGGAGATCACCGTCCTCGAGGTCGTCTGATGCGCACCCTGTACGAATTCAACGCCACGGTCCGGAAGGTCGTGGACGGTGACACCTTCGACTTCGCCGTCGACCTGGGCTTCACCGTACACGTCAACATCCGCACCCGGCTCCTCGGCATCGACGCGCCAGAGGTCAGCACCGAGGCCGGCCGCCAGGTCCGCGACACCCTCCGCGAGTGGTATCCGGTCGGCACCCCCGTGACCATCCGCACCTTCAAGGCGAGCGGCGACAAGTACGGCCGCTGGCTGGCAGAGGTTTCAGCCGACAACGCGCCCGCGAATCCGGAGAATAAGGCGCTCAACCACCTGCTCGTCGAGCGTGGCATGGCGATCTACCGCGAATTCTAGGAATCCAGGATGGCAGGTCAGCTGCTCGACGAGCTCATCGAGTTCGCGGGAATCCAGGGTGTCATCCGCTTGTGTCGCAACTTCGGCGGCCGCCAGGTCTACATCCCGGAGAACGTCTCCGAGACGCATCCCCTGGCGCTGACCATCGGCTACCTCGCCGCGTGCGAGCTCTCGCGGCGCTACGGGCGCGAGCGGCTCGCCATCCCGGCCGAGCACCAGGCCCTTCTCGAACAGCGCAACCGGCGCATCGTCGACGAGTACCGGCTCGGCTCAAGTGTCTCGAAGCTCTCCAGGGATTACGGCGTGAGCCGGCCGTGGGTGCATAACATCCTCGACCGCTCGGGCGTGCAGCGCCGATCACTGGAACCAGAATGACCCGCAAGATTGCCGCCACCGACTACCGCGCCCTGGCCGACAAGCTCACCTCCGCCCGACTCCCGAACCGGCTCGGCGTCAACGCCGCGGCCGCGATCCACCGGCTGGTGGACGCCTACCTGGACCTCTACCAGGCCAAGCTCGCGGAACAGAAGGTCATCGCCGCGGCCCGCAAGCTCTGCTGCTCGAAGGCCAACGAGGCGACTGCCGCCTACCGCGAGCTCGAGATCGCCGTCGTGGCTCTTCACAAGGGCCTCAACTGATGGCCCGGAAAAAGCCGGACTGGTTCATGGTCGCCGTGATCCTCGGCGCCGGCGCCGCCTTCATCTACCTGGTCATCGCCGCCGCGCCGATCGCCTGGCTCATCCCGTGACCCTGGGCCCATGCGCCAAGCGGCGCGTCACCTGCCGGATCTGGACCCGGTCGGGGATCTACAACGGCGAGAACCTCTGCCGCTACCCGCAGCCCGAGTGTCCCCGCCGGCCCGGCGAGGGCTACGAGAAGTGCCGGGAAATCTGCGGCCAGATCGGGCACGCGGAAATGCAGGCCCTCATGGCGGCGCTCGACGCCAACGCCAGCCTCCGCAACGCCGAGGTCGAGGTCTTCGGGCACTACCACGTCTGCGAAGACTGCGCCCGGACCCTGGCCGAGCACGGCATCAATCGCATCATCATCAAAGTCGCCCGGTGAAGCGGCGACCCGGCCCCGCCTGGAGCGACCAGGAGGCGGCCCGCGCCCGCCGCATCCGCGAGATCGGCTGCCTGGCCTGCCACCTCGAGGGCCTCGGCCGGCGCCCTACTCAGATCCACCACCTCACCGAGACCGGCCGGCACGGCGGCAGGCGGCGCGGCCACGCCCAGACGGTCGGGCTTTGCCCCTGGCACCACCAGGGACACCCCCTCGAGGGCCTCACGGCCTCCGAGACGGCCTTGCGGCTCGGGCCCTCCCTGGCACACCAGCCCCGGGCCTTCCGTGAGCGCTACGGTCGCGACGATGACCTGCTGACCGCCCAGGAACTCGCCCTGGCCGTCGCCCTGGACGGCCTGGAGTCGGCCCCCTTCTGACCCGGCCACGGGTTACAGGTCGCAGAATCCGCACCCGGCCCCGAAGATGGTCGGATGGATACCCGGATCGGCAGGACCTTCTGGCTCTCGGAGTTCACGGTCTCGGCAATGGCCGAGCGCCTGGGCCGCTCCGTGGTCGTGCCGCCCTCCCTGGTGCCGAACATCGAGCGCCTGGTGGACACCGTCCTCCAGCCCCTGCGGGACGAGCTCGGCCGCCCGGTCGTCATCATCAGCGGCTACCGGCCGGTCTGGCTCAACACCCGGGTCGGCGGCTCGCGCACCTCCGCGCACAAAGACGCCCGCGCCGCAGACCTCATCGTGCCCGGGCTCACCCCCCTGCAGGTGGTGAAGGTCGTGCGCGCCCTTGAACTTCCCGTCGACCAGGCCATCGAAGAATTCGGCGCCTGGACGCACCTCGGCATCGCCGACCACGGCGAAGAGCCCCGCCGCCAGTTCCTTGCCGCCCGCAAGGTGAGCGGCCGCACCGTCTACAGCAGGATGACCGCATGACCACCCCCATGCGCCGCAAAATGCGCGGCGCCCGCTACTCGCGCACCGTCTGGCTCGGCCTCGCCGTGGTCATCACAGGCTTCCTCGAGGCACAGTTCCGCCTGGTCGAGCACCTGATCCCCGACCAATGGCGCGGCGTCGCCATGATGGGGGTCGGCCTGACCGTCGTCGTGCTGCGCTTCCTCACCACGCTCCCGGTCGAAGACCTCCACCCCGTGGAATCCAACGACCAGGAACCGCCGACGCCATGATCGGCGCCGCCGCCCAGACCGCGCTCGCCGGCTTCACGATCCAGCAGAAGCTGATCGGGGCCGCCCTTTCCATCCTCATCTGGCTCGCGCCCGCCGGGATCACCTGGCTCTACATGCGCGGCCAGATGTCCGCGCAATACAAACTCGGAGAAGCTGCCTGCGAAAAAGCCGACGCCCGCGCCGCCGCCGCCGCTCTCACCCAGTTCCACGTGGAACAGGTGAAATCGACGGAACAGGCCAAGGCCGACGCCGAGCAAATCGCGAAGCTGCTGGCCTCGGCCCGTATTCGCGCCGCTACTCTTTCCAGGGAACTCTCCGCCTATGCGCAATCCAATCCTCTGCCTGCTGGCTGCCGCGCTGATGACGAGCGCGTCAGGCTGTACAACGAGGCACGCCGCACGACCGGCCCTTGACCTCGGCTGCGACACCGGCGCCGTCACCTGCAGCGGCGACTGCGAGCCTTTGCCCGAGTGGACGTCCGGCAACTTCGACGACTTATTGGCGCTCGGGGCCTACGACCGGCTGACCTTGAGCGCCTGCTCCGCCAAGCTCAAGGCCTGCCAGGCGTGCCTCAATCGCGGACGCGAAGCCGGGGTGATAAAGTGAGCCCCGAACCCATCGACCAGCTTGGACACCATGAACGCGTGCACCACGTTGAGCGACAAGTGACCGACCTGCGGGTTGCCAATGCGGCGCTCTCCTCGAGTGTCGAGCACCTGGCAAAGACCGTTGACGTCCTCAACGTCACGGTCCAATCGCTGCGAGACACGATTAACCAGGGGCGCGGCGCGATCTGGGTCATGGTCGGCGCGGCGGGCGCAGTCGGCGCCGTCATCGCCACCATGATTAAGCGATTATTCGGCATCGCGTGAGGGCCGTTTGGTAGCATCGCGCAGCCACCACTGCGCGAGCGCCACGCATGACCCGCACCTGCACCGACTGCGAGACAGCCAAACCGCTCGACGCCTTCCCCCGCAAGGGGCGCGGCTACGGCAAGGTCTGCCGCGACTGCCTGACCCCGCACGCCGTGGCGCCCGCCGCAGAGCCGCCCGACGTCAAGCTCGCCATCGCCGTCGAGCCGGGCTTCGGATTCCAGGCGCACCTGCAGGGTGAGGCGCTGCACATCGCACAGCACGACGCCGAGGGGAAGCAAGACCTGGTGATCCTCTCGCGCACCGAGGCCAAGGTGCTCTTCGCTCAATTCGCCGCCTGGGTCGACTGATGGACATCACCTCGAGAATCATCGGCCACGGGATGGCCGCCCCGGAGGAGTTGCTCGCCAATCCGCGCAACTTCCGCATCCACCCCACCGCGCAGCGCCTCGCCCTCACCGCGGCGCTCGAGGACATCGGCTGGATCAGCCCCGTGATCGTCAACCAGAGCACCGGCACGGTCGTGGACGGGCACCTCCGCGTCGCCGTCGCGCTCGAGAAGGGCGAGCCGGAAATCCCGGTGGACTACGTCGCCCTCACCGAGGAGGAGGAGGGCCAGGCCCTCGCCACGCTCGACCCGATCACGGCAATGGCAAAGCCCAACGCGCACCTCTTCGGCCGCCTCATCGAAGGCGCGGCCACGGGCGAGGCCGACCTGATGGCATACCTGGCCGACTTCGCCGAACGGATCGGCGTCAACGGCGCGACGACCAACACGAAAGAAGCCACCGGCTCGCAGGAGCTCGGCGCCGGGGACTTCGACAAATTCACCCATGAATGCCCCGGCTGCGGTTTCAAGTTTGATTAGGCCCACCACCGGCGTCTGGCACCTGGCCGACCTGGAGCGCGTCCCCAGGAACGGCCGCCGCGTCTTCTCGACGTTCCACTGCGGCGGCGGCTCCACGATGGGCTACAAGCTCGCCGGCTACACCGTCCTCGGCGGCGTCGAGATCGATCCGGAGATGTCGGCCCTGTACGTCGACAACCATCACCCCCTTCTCGAGTTCCAGGAGTCCATCCAGGACTTCAACAAGCGCGCCACGCTGCCGGCCGAGCTCGAGGACCTCGACATCCTCGACGGCTCGCCGCCCTGCTCGGTTTTCTCGATGGCCGGGAAGCGCGAGAAAAAGTGGGGCATCGAGACATACTTCCGCGAGGGCCAGCGCGCCCAGCGCCTCGACGACCTCTTCCTGCACTACATCGACCTCGCCAAGCGCCTGCAGCCCAAGGTGGTGATCGCCGAGAACGTCAAAGGGCTAATCAGCGGCAGCGCCCGCGGCTACGTCGCGGAAATCTTCGCGGCCCTCGAGGACGCCGGCTACGACGCGCAGCTCTTCCTGCTCAACGCCTCCCGGATGGGCGTGCCGCAGAAACGGGAGCGGACCTTTTTCATCGCCCGCCGCAAAGACCTCGGCCTCGCGAAACTGGCGCTGGAATTCAACGAGCCACCCGTCACCCTCGGCCAGGCCATCGCGGGCTGCGCCGCCGAAGAGGGCAAGCCCATCGGCGCCGTCGCCCTGGCCCTCTGGCACCGCGCCCGACCCGGGCAGGCCCTCTCCGCCGTCCACCCGAAGGGCCACTTTTTCACGCATAAGAAAATGAACCCCGACGAGGCGAGCAACACCCTGATCGCCAACTCGCTCAACTACCACTGGAGCGAGCCGCGCTGCCTCACCTCGGCCGAGGCGATCCGCACGCAGACCTTCCCCGACGACTACAAGCGCGGCAAGTACGCCCTCGATATGCAATACGTCTGCGGGATGTCGGTGCCGCCGTTCATGATGCAGCGCGTCGCCCTCGAGATCGGCCGGCAGTGGTTCGGCCACCCCTACGACCCCACCCCAGGACCCATTGCATGAGGAACTCGATCGCCACCGTGGGGGACGCCGACCCGGCCACCCTGCTCGCCAATCCCCTCAACTGGCGCGACCACCCCCAGGAGCAACGCGACGCCCTCGGGGTCGCCCTCGAGAACCTGGGCTGGCTCAAGCGGGTGATCGTGAACCAGACCACCGGCCGCATCATCGACGGCCACCTCCGCGTGGAACAGGCCAAGGCCCTAGGCCTCGCCACCGTGCCCGTCGTCTGGGTCCAACTCACCGAGCGCCAGGAAGCCCTCGCCCTCGCCACCCTGGACCCCTTGAGCCTCGAGGCCACCACCGACACGCAGAAGCTGCGCGAACTCCTGCAGGACCTCGGCACCACCCTCAACCCCGACCTCGACACCCTCATCGCCGACCTCGCCAAGCGCCAGGGAGTCGCCGCCGAGACCCCAACCCCGGAGCGCTCGGCCCCGCCCGAAAAGATCAGCTGCCCCCGCTGCGGTGAATCCTGGTGAGCCACCCCGACGAGGGCGAAAAGGGCGATTTTATGCCCCCCTCAATGGAGCGCCCCGCCGCCCGCCGCACCAATGCCGCACGGCTGGCCGACCGCGCCCGCATTTCGATCTGGCGGATTCAGGGCCTGACCCTGGCCGAGATCGCACAGAAGACCGGCCTGAGCTACGACACCGTCAAGCGCGAAAACCGGCTGGTCGAACTCGAGTGGAAGGCCCGGGCGCAGGAAGCCATCGACCAGGTGAAGGCCGCCGAACTCGCCAAGCTGGACCGGATGGAGATGGAGGTCTGGACCGAATGGCAGCGCTCCAAAGCCGACTACCAGAAACGGATCGTGGAAGACCGCCCGCCGACCGTGAGCGGCTCCTCCGGACGCTACGCCAGGATCGAGACCGGGGCCTCCTGCGGCGACCCGCGCTACATCAACCTCATGCTCAACATCCAGGAACGCCGCGCCCGCCTGCTCGGCCTGGACGCCCCCATCAAGTCCGCCCTCACCGACCCCACCGGGACGGAAGATCGTGCGCCTGCGGCCTTCCCGGTGCCTCCCGAGCTGACCCTTGAGCAATGGCAAGCGCACTGCAACGCGGCCCTGAGTCTGCTGCCGAAGCTCAACTAGCACCGCGGCCGGTCTGGGTCCCGAATCCAGGCCCGCAGACGCTGCTGGTGTCGTGCCCGGTCTGGGACGTCCTCTACGGCGGCGCCCGCGGCGGCGGCAAGACGGACGGCCTGCTGGGGGACTTCATCGGCTTCTCGATGCGCTACCCGAAGCTCGGCCGGGGCGTGCTCTTTCGCCGCACCTACGACGAGCTCGACGAGGTTGTCGCCCGCTCGCGGGAGATCCTGGAGCCCCTGGGCGCCGACTGGAAGCCCTCGAGGTACACCTGGACCGTCCCCTGGGGCGGCTTCCTGAAACTGCGCTACCTCAAAGCCGACGCCGACGCCTCGCGATACCAGGGACACAGCTACAACTGGCTCGGCGTCGACGAGGCGGGCAACTTCGCCAGCCCCGACCCGATCAAAAAGCTCACGGCCACGCTGCGCGACAAGCATGGCGTCCCGGTCAGGAAGCGGATGTCGGCCAATCCAGGCGGCCCCGGACACGGCTGGCTCAAGCGCGACTACATCGACCCTTCGACCCCGGGGGTGCCGTTCATCGAGCCCGACACCGGCAAGCTGCGGGTCTTCATCCCCTCGCGCCTGCGGGACAACCCGGCCCTCACCCTCAACGATCCGGAATACGAGCAACGGCTGCGCGGCTCCGGCCCCGCGTGGCTGGTTCGCGCCTGGCTCGAGGGTGACTGGAACGCGACCCCGGAAGGCGGGGTCATCAAAACCGACTGGCTCAAGCGCTACACCACCGTCCCGCCAGAGCCCGAACGCTACCTGACGGTCCACTCGTGGGACACGGCCTACAAGCCCCAGGACATCCACGACCCGAGCGTCTGCACCGTCTGGGCCGTCACCACCTCGGGCTTCTACCTGCTCGACGTCATCAGCCGCCGCGCCCCCTACCCGGTGCTCCGCCAGCTGATGATCGACCTGGCCGAGCGTGACCGCCCGCACGCCATCCTCATCGAAGACAAGGCAAGCGGGCAGTCGCTGCTGCAGGACCTCGGCGCCTCGACGCAGCTGCCGCTGCGCGCCATCGAGCCCATCGGCGACAAGGTCACACGCGCCCTCGCCGTGACGCAGCTGATGGAATCGGGCAAAGTCTGGGTCCCGGAGCGCGCTCCGTGGGTGCTCGACTACCTCCTCGAGCTCTCCATGTTCCCGCACCCCGACATGCACGACGACCAGGTGGACAGCACGACGCAGTTCCTCTCCTGGGCCCGGCTGCACGCCGGCCGCCGCCTCGAGGCCTACTCGAGCGGCCAGACTCGCGCCGGCCTTGCTGACACAAGTTACAGGGCGCAGGACTCGAAGGGGTGGGGCAGCATCGGCGGCGGCTCGAACTCGTCAGGATTCGTATAGATGATTAAGCGACCGGTCCCGGGTGAGCTCGCCAAGCCGCAGATCGGTCTCGGGGCGAACGCGTCCGCCTTTGCCTCCGTGCTGGCCCCGGACGACACGATCCTCACCAGCAAGGCCGGCGGCAACTACCAGGTCTACAAAGAAGTCCTCCGGGACGATCAGTGCGCCAGCACCTTCGGCCAGCGCCGCCTCTCGGTCATCTGCCGCGAGTGGCAGGTCGATCCCGCCAGCGAGTCCGCCGAAGACAAGGCCGCCGCCGAGTTCATCAAAGCCCAGCTCGCGGCCCTCGATTGGGACGACATCACCGACCAGATGCTCTACGCCCGGTGGTACGGGCACGCCGTCGGCGAGTGCATCTGGGGCGTGAAAGACAACCAGGTGATCCTCGAGGACATCAAAGTCCGCGACCGTGGCCGGTTCGCCTATGACGAGAATCATCAGCTCTACCTGCTCAACCAGATGCGCTACGAGCCGATGCCCGAGCGCAAGTTCTGGACGATCAGCACGGGCGCCGACCACCACGACAGCCCCTACGGCCTGGGCCTCGCCCATTACTGCTACTGGCCCGTCTTTTTCAAGCGCAACGGCATCAAGTTCTGGCTGGTCTTCCTCGAGAAGTTCGGCATGCCGACAGCCAAGGGCGTCATCCCGGCCGGCATGCTCGAGGACGTCGCCTTCCGCGACAAGGCGCTCGAGGCCCTGAAAGCCATTGCCAGCGAGACGGCGATCCTGGTGCCGGAAGGCATGGAGATCGAACTCCTCGAGGCCGCCCGCAGCGGCACCGGCACCTACGACACGATGACGCAGGCGATGGACGCCGCGATCGCCAAGCTCGTCGTCGGGCAGACCGCCTCCAGCCAGGGAACACCCGGCCGCCTCGGCAACGATCAGCTCCAGTCGGACGTCCGCGACGACATCGTCAAGGCCGACGCCGACCTCGTCTGCAGCAGCTTCAACCGCCAGGTCGTGCGCTGGCTCACCGAGTGGAACTTCCCGAACGCCACCCCGCCGAAGGTCTGGCGCGTCATCGAGCCGCCGGATGACCTCAACCAGCGCGCCACTCGAGACAAGGACATCTTCGCGCTCGGCTTCGAGCCGACCGAGGAGTACATCACCGAGACCTATGGCCCCGGCTGGAAAAAGAAGGCCGCGCAGCAAGGCATCGACCCGAACCAGGTGCCCGGCCAGATGGCCGCGGAGTTCGCCGAGCTCGGCGCCCTGGCTGCCTTGAAGACCGGCCACCGCGCCGACCAGGTTGCGCTCGCCGACGCCGCGCAGATGTTCGCCTCCAACTACGAGGGGGTCATCGGCCAGCGGGTGCAGGAATTGCTCGACCTGGCCGAAACCACCGGCGACTACGAAACCTTCGGCAAGCGGCTGCGCGAAATGATGGCCGAGCCCCCGAAGGGCGACAGCACCCGCAGCGTCTTGAGCGGCAACTTTTTCGCCCGCGTGCTCGGCCGGTTCCGGCAGCAGCGCGACGACGCGAAGATGGCCGCCTCATTCGCCGAGGCCGTCGCCCGTGACGACGCCAGGCACCAGGAGCTCCTCGCCGCCCTCGAGAAGCCCACCACGGCCCCGGTCATTAACGTGGCCCCTCCGTCCGTCACGGTCACGGTGCAGAAGGGCGCCACCACGACGCAGACGGTCGAGCGGGACGAGTCGGGTAACATCGCACGCATCACCACCCGGGAGGAGTGAGGCGCGTGATCGTCCCCCGCACGGAACAAATGAAGATGCTGCGGCGGCACCTCACCGAGGAGCCCTGCACGCTGCGCCTGTTCGTCAATGACGTGAAGCCCCGCCGGTCAGACGACACGGCCGAGCGCTACCAGGAACCGGAGGGCAACGGCTACGCGCCGATCGCTCTCGACTCCGAGCGCTGGTCTTTCGTCGCGCTCGAGGAAGACTCGCCCGTCCTGGCCGTCTATCCCGAGCAGCTCTTAACCTTCACCGGCCCGGAGTCGGCGGTCTACGGCTTCATGATCGTGGCCGCCTCGGGCGCAGTGAAGATGGTCGAGCGCCTCCCCGGCGACTCCATCACCATCAATCGCGGCGGCGACATCGTCGCGGTCGTCCCCCGGCTGTCCCTGGAGTAATCGCCATGATCGAAACCTTGCGCCTCGCTGCCGCCCGCCTGGCCTACATCGTCTTCGGCGCCCTGGTCATTTCCCTGGCCGGCGCCCTGATCGAAGCGCAGGCCGCCGACGCGACCCTCACCTGGTCGCATCCAACGCAGTACACCGACAACTCGCCCATCCCGGCCGGCGCGCTCACGCAGACCGCCGTCATCTACGGCAAGTGCAACGCCACGCAGACCGGCCTCCTCACCACGCCCGCGCCCGTGACGCTCACCGTGGCCTACCCGGCCACCTCGAGGGTCATCACCGGCCTCGGCGAGGGGTCGTGGTGTTTCGCGGCCAGGAGTGAGACAGCCTCAGCGCAAAGCGCCTGGACCGGCTACGTCTTCAAGACCATCGTCCTCACGCCCAAGCCCCCGGTCCTCAGCTCCACGATCACCCTCGCCTATGAGACCTGGAAATTCCTCGGCAAGACCTACCTCGGCCGCTACGTCGGCACCATCGAACTCGGCACGCCCTGCCAGGACGGTGCCGTCGTCACGACCAGCCGCGCCACCTACTACGAAATCGACCCCGCCAGCGTCACCCTCACCGAAGGCCGCACGCCGCGCCCCGGGCCGATCGTCACGCAATGCGAGGCCGCGTGACCTCGTGCTGCGCATCCACCTCTACCACCACTACCCGGAAACCGGGCTAGACCCCCTCGCCCGCCTACTCAAGGAACTCACCGAAATGTCCGCACAACTCGACGCCCTCGCCGCCGCCGTCGCCGCCAACACGACCGTCACCGGCTCCGCCATCGAACTCCTCACCGGCCTGCACGCCCAGCTCATGGAGCTCCTCGCGCAGCCCACCATCGACCCGGTCGCCGTGCAGGCGCTGGCCGATGACCTCTCCGCGCAGACCCAGGCCCTCGCCGAGGCGATCACGGCCAACACGGTCAACGTGTAACCAAACTCAGGAGCTGACCCCATGACTATCGTCGCTGCGGACTGGAGCGTAGACCGCGCCACCGGTGCCATCCGCTACATCGGAGACGACCACGTCCGCTTCGGCGGCACGACGCCCTCCTATGCCACGGTCATCGAATTCCATCGCTGGCTGCAGGACCTGGCCGACGACGCCAGCTTCGCCGGCAATGACGAGCTCGACATCACCGACGTCACCCCGTCGGAGCGAGCGACCGACAACTTCATCACGCTGATAAACGGCTACAACATCGACGACACGGCCGCCGAGCACCTCTATGACGGCTCGATCGTGCAGTCGGGCGGCGCCGTGATCTACGACGGCATCGTGAACTTCGGCAACCCGGACGTGCAGATCCAGATTGTGCAGGCCGGCGCCGTGCTGGCGGATGACTGGTGGAACACGGCCTCGGGCGGCCTCAACTTCGACACCACGGCCGGCATTTCGCACCGGTTCATGTTGAAGGTCCGCACGGCCAGCGCGGACATCGACCTCCGCAAGGTGCTCGGCACCTGCCGCCGCTTCGGCAAGACCTTCGCCGAGTTCAGCATCAATGGCACGACCCGCGGCAATAACGTCCTCGCCCTGGCCGACTCCACCGACCTGAATAACGCCACGGCCGAGGGAACGGTCGCAGGCTGGACGGCCATCGCGAACGTCACCCAGGGCTACAACGCGATCGACGTCAATAACGACTCCGTCGACGAGTTCTTCTACAGCGAGTGGGACAAGTCGACCTTCTCGATTAACCAGTTCTATGAGCGCATGAAGTGGCTCACCAGGGACGGATCGGCCGAGACCCTCTACGGGCTGTCGGGCGAGCTCTTCCGCGGCATCACGCACGAGGTCACGCTCACGACCCCGCGCAGCGGCACCTTCGCCGCCTTCGAGGCAATCACCTGGTCAGGCGGCACCGGCCAGATGCTCGCGATCGACAGCCCCACCGCAGGCACCAAGCTCTGGATGCAGCTGCTGACCGGCGTCCCGCCGACCAACGGCCAGACCATCACCGGCGCCTCGACGGCCACGGCCACGGCCAGCGGCACCGCGCTCGAGCGCCCGGTCGCCAAGCCGTTCTGCGGCGTCTCGACGGGCTCGGCCCTCATCGGCGCCTTCGGCTTCGCGCTCGAGTCGGCCGACCTCTCCAACAGCGACCTCCTCACGGCCCTCGACGGCCTCACCTACACCCCGCCGAATAACGTGACCTTCTCGGTTGCCGGCCTGGTCGTCGGCGAGGATCGCGTCCTGGTCGGCCCGGAAACCGCAGGCGGATTGAACTACGGCCAGTTCACCCTCAACGGCGCGCTCTCGGGCGCGGCGGTGACGGCGGTGGTCGTCAACGGCTCGATCCCGATCGACACGCCCGCCACCGGCACCATCCGGATCGAGCGTGCGGACGGGCTCTACTCGCTGCACGCCTACACCAGCTGGACGGGCAGCACGTTCACGATCGGCTCGACCAGCTTCGCGGGAAACAATGCGGCGAACGGCGCCAACGTCTTCATCAGCTACATCGACAAGCTCGCGGCATCGACCACCGAATCCTTTACGGTCGTCTATGCCGGCTCGCCCCGCTCGCTCTTCATCCGGGTGCGCGATGGCGGCACGGTCGGGGCCTCCCCCATCAAGACCTTCGAGACGACCGGCTCGCTCGGCGCAGCAGGCGGCAGCACGACCGCGATCCGCACGCCGGACGAGTAATCGATGGCGGCGCCCAGCTATGCCACCGACCTGACCGACATCACCCTCGCCGAATCCACTACGGGGTGGTCGGCGCTGGGTGGTGGTGCCTCAGGTCTGGCAGTCGGGCCAGACTTCGCGATGCAGGGGACCAACTGCGTCGACAAACAGGTCACGGGCGCGGAGAAGGGCCAGGTGTACGACCCCGGCGCCAACGTGACGATCGCGTCCGGCCGGCACGTCTTCACCTGGATCTTCCTCGCGACCCCTGGGGTGGCCGACACCCTCGCCAATCGCGGCCTCACGGTCGCCATCGGCAGCTCGACAACGGCCTATTGCAAGTATCACGTCGAAGGCTCGGACACCTACGGCGCCGCCGGCCGCGTGGCCCGCTGCTACCCGGTGGACCCGTCGCTCAATACCGCGAACACTGGCTCGGCCCCCTACCGCACCAGGGTGGGCACGCCGAGCGGCGCCTACCGCGTCTTCGGCGGCCTCGCGAACATCCTCGGCACGGTCAAAGGCTCCAACCTGGGCATCGACGCCATTCGCCACGGCACCGGGCTCTTCGTGACCGGCGGCGACGTCACCCCGAACGGCCCCGCCACCTTCGCCGGCCTGGCCGCGCAGAATGACGCCATCGCAAACCGGTGGGGCGTCTTCACCGACCTGGGCGGCACCTACGAATTGCAGGGCGGCCTAAATCTAGGCCAGACCTCGGGCGGCGCGGCCTCCGCGGTGCGGTTCGTGGACTCCAACGTCAACATCGTGGTCCCGGACAACCCGCACGTCGGCAGCGCCTTCAATCAGATTTTGATTTACACGGCCGGGACCGTCGTCGATTGGTCCAACGTCAACATCGACAGCCAGAGCGGCATAAGCCCGTGCGCCTTCGGCGTCCTCTTCGCAAGCCCCTACCCGACCGTCACGCTGACCAACTGCGTCTTCACGGGCATGGGCCTGATCCAGCTGCGGCCCTCCAGCGAGGCCATCGGCTGCACCTTCCGGCGCTGCCAGAGCATCGACCTCAATAACGGCGGGCAGCTCACCTCGTGCCTCATCGACAAGTCGACGGTCGCGCAGGCGGTGCAGACGACGGACCTGTCCACCGTGGATGACTGCACCTTCGTGTCGGACGGCACCGGCCACGCCGTGGACCTCGGCACGGTCAGCGCCACGACCTCCATGAATTGGAATTGCACCGACACCGGCTACGCCGCGACCAACGGCAGCACGGGCAATGAGACCATCGTCGTGAACGTCGCCAGCGGGCAGACGCTGACGATTAACGTGGCGGCCGGCGCCAGCATCCCGACCTACCGCAACACCGGCACCGGCACCGTGACCGTCGTCTCCGGCCAGGTCACGACCACGATCACCGTCGTGGACGTCACCGACGGCAGCCCCTTGCAGAATGCCCGCGTCTACCTGGTGGCCGGCGCCGGCGGCCCGCTCACGGCCGGCACCGTGATCTTCAACACGCTTACCGACTCGAGCGGGCAGGTGAGCGACATCCGCTCGCTCGCGACCGACCAGCCAGTCATCGGCTGGGTACGCAAGGCGAGCCGTGGCTCCCTCCGGGTTGACTCGGATACGGACGTTCTCCAGCGCACGGCAAACCTGCCCTCAACCACTGCGTTCACCCTGATGGGCTACGCTCAGCGGGTATCAAACCGCAGCGGCTCGACGCTGCCGCAGATCCTATGCAAGCTGCAGGACGCCACCAACGCGAATTCATATTCGCTGACATGGGCCGGGCTGGACGGGCTGCAACTATGGAAGCGGACCGGGGGCGTCAGCAACCAGACAAACTTCACCTATGAGCCGGCGATCGGCGAGTGGTTTGCGTTTGCGATCACCGCCAGCGGCACCGCAGCCGGCACACACAAGGGCTACGTCTGGCCGCTCGACACGCTGGCCGCAGAGGTGCAGTCCACCTCCGGCATCGCGTTCACGCCGTCTTTTATGACGGTGGGCACCCATCCATCGACCGCAACTAACTGGGCAGACGTGCGGCTCGCGAACGTGCGGGCGTGGGACACGGCATTGAGTCAGGCGGAGCTGGAGGCGGAGCTCCTCACGCAGGCCCCGGTACGCACGGCGAACCTGAATACCGCATGGGTGGATGACGGCGTCGATATTTCCGGCAACGGACGCAACTGGACCATCACAGACACCACGTTCTCGCCGCTCAGCCCGTACCCCATCGCACCCTTCTACAAGAGCAGCCCCTTGACCGGAACCATAGACAACGCGGTCGGCCTGTCGTTGACCGCGCAGATGATCCGCGATGAGTGATTCCGTGCACGTCCGCAATGCGCGAGCCCTGGCCGAGGCGGCCCGCGGCGACCGCGAGAAGAGCGAGGCCCTCACCGCACGGGTCGCGCACCTCGAGAACCAGGTCGCCATGCTCCGGCAGGCGATCGACCAGCTGACGCAACGCGTGGCCCTGGCCTTTGCTGGCCGCGGCTCCGGCCCGACCTCGAGATAACGCCATGCCCGTTTCCGTCGACTGGCCGAACAAGATCATCCGGGTGCCCGTGGATGTCCTCACCCTGGTGAGCGGCCCCGGCGGCGCAGGCTCGCTCTACGAGCTCAACGTGGACACCCTCCACTTCGCGCTGCGCGACCTCGAGGACGACGCCGCGGGCATCGTCTGGAACTTCACGCACACCTACGTCGGCGCCGCCACCCTGGCCGGCGTGACGTTCGCCCCGCTGTTCCAGGTGGTCAACGGCTACACCGTCCTCTTCGATGAATCGGTCATCGACCACTACACCGTGCGATGCGTGGGGGCCAATCACAACCTCGGCGACGTGAAGATCCTCAACACCGTCAGCCTCATCATCGGCAACTCGGCCGGCCTGGTCCAGGTGACAAGCGGCTCGGGACTCTCCGCGCAGCAGGCCCTCCAGCTCGCCGAAATCTATCGCCGGCTCGGCCTCGAGGTGGGCACCCCGGTGGTCGTCACCCCGACGACCCTGGTGGCCGGCGGCATCAGCCAGAGCATCGCGGAGGCAGGCACGACCCGCACCGTCACCCGGGAGCCCTAAGTGGACGTCCTCGGCTTTGCCACCCTCGGCTTCGCCTTCGACGGCGTCCCTGGCGAACCAGGCGAGCCCCCGGCGCCCCCCTCGCAGACGGGCCAGGGGTCCGGCGGATTCTTTGCCACGGTCACGACTCACACCTGGCGCGTGACCTCCTCAGGCGGCCTACGGCTCCCCCC